AAAAGGTAAAAAACTTTGATTATAAAACCCAAGACCATTTTGTATATATTCTATTTGTAAAATAATTTCTTTTTCTTCTTTTGATAATTTGTCAAATTCTGCTTTGTAGAAATTTATAGCGCTTTCGTTTAATGCTTCTTTATTTGCGACTTTCGGATTGTATCTTATGTTTATTGAAGACGGCTTATAATCGTCGGCTTTTGTATTAACATCACTTTGTACCGTTAATAATTCATTTAAAAATTTATTATCTGGATTTTGTATTTTTAAATTTATAAACTTATTATATAATGACATATTATTATTTCCAAAAGTATCAACAGTATTTATTTGTTCTGACAACAAGCCTTCAAATTCTGAATTTATTATTTGTCCCATTTTAAGAACCTGATAGTCTTTAATTATTTTTTCTATAACTTCTATGTTCTTTTTACCTACATATTTTTGTGCAAGTTCCATGAACCTTTGAGATTCACCTGTTCTCATAAAATCTGTCGCGTATGACTTTGTCAATGATAATTGCAACATATTTTCTGCGTGTTTAACCAATGGATTGTTTTTTACACGCACCATATCACTGTCATTTAATGCTGAATTAGGTGCATTTATTTTGTCTATTAAATTTTCTACAAAATAACTATTGTCATTAATGTTTTTTGAAAAATCTATTGCCTGTGTAATACTGTAAAGCTCATTATTTATATTATCAATAATCTTTAACGTATCGCTAACCTCTTTACTTACAGGCAATTTAGTTTTTTGTTTTGTTTCTAACTCTATAGTAAAAGCATCTTCTTTGTTCTTAAAATAATTTTTAACATCTTCTGTATTGTAAAATTCAGCTATTGTTTTTAAGTCAAAACCCATTCTTAATAAAATAGCAAAATGTGAAGCAGTCTTTTGTGTTATACCTAATCTAAAAGCGTATTGATGTTTAGCATTGTCTAATGCTATATTCAATGCTTGTGCGACAGTAAACCAGGTCATATTGTCATTATCTTGTATTCTGTCTATAGTTGTTCCTGCAATAGTAATTGGCTGATTAAGTTTTACATTTTCGTGTGCTACAATGTTTAAAGTTTTATTTAATGAAGCAATAGTACCTATGCTTTTTTTAGCTGGTATGTTATCATTATAGTATTGTGAATCTCCATATGGTGTTAGTTGACTGTATCTTTTAGATTTATTACCTTTCTCTATTTCATTAAGTATTTGGTCTACTTCATTTTCAAAATCAATAGCTTTTTCTCTTCGTATTTTGTATTCTTCTGAAGAATAAATTTTGTAAATATTGTCAAGAATTTTATTTACTCTTTGTTTTTTTGGTGATAATATTGGTTCTACTCCAACATATTCTGTAAATTCACTTGGATATTGTGTTTGCACATATATTGCGTCTCCATCTAAATCTGAACCTTTAATTTTTGATATTTCTTTTGGAATTGTAATTATAGACCTTGGACTATTGTTTTTTGATTTGGTGTGAAAATCTTTGACTATATATATTGCATTAGATGGAGGTCCGTGTACAGGTATTCTTGTTCCCAAAAATAAAGTACCTTTTTTCATTTTCATTTTATCTGTTCTATAATAATCTGGCACTACAGCTTCACTAACAACGTAATCTCCTTTGCCTTGCTCAGATAGCTTTTCTAATTCAACTGCTAGTTCTGGGTCTTCATTTGTTTCAATCAACTCATCTACTGTTACAAAAAATTTTAAATTCCATCCTGCACTTCCTCCTTGTATACCTATAGAGCCAGGACCTTGTAATGCACCAGCGTCATTTGATATTCTATTGTTGTATATTTTTTTAATTTTATTATATAGTATTGGTAAATGTCTACTGGCTATTTTAGATAACTCTACATTTTCTAAACCAAAACCCTCTTCTGTTATATTTCCAACAAGTTCATTTTTTTCTTTTTTAAGTAAATTTAAAATTTGCTGCTTATCTTTGTTATTTAACTTATCATTATTTTTTATAATGTTTGTTGAATTATTTTCTAATGTTTCTTCTAGGTCAGCTATAACGTTATCATATATTTCAGACATTAATTGTTTGTTTGATTCTGATATAACCCCAGGCAAAATGTTTGGTAATATTTGGCTTCCAAATTTTCTTTCCTGTCTTTTTCTATCTAGTTCAACCTGTATGCCTAAACCATTTCCATCAATACCTACCCATCTATAAGTGTCGGTTCCTTTATCTCCATCAAAGTACAATTCATTTTGTTTTTCATTGATAGTATTTATATTGTCTTCAAGGTTATGTATAAAATCATTATTGTATATTTTGGCAGAAGATTTAAAAGTAGCTATAACCATATGACTATGGTCTTTATCTATTCCCTGGCTTTCAGCAATCACCTCTTGTCTCGCCCTAATATCTTCTGCTATTTTTTTTAATACAGGATTTTTGCCTTCTTCTTCTTCTGTAATTGTTTGTACATTAAATTTTAAATATGTTGGTCTTTTGTATAAATTTTTGTTTTTGTTGTTTGTTTCAATATTATAATAAACAAACTTATAAACCTCACCAACATCAATTACATCAGCAAATGAATTGTTTATATGCTTGGCCTGTTCTTGTGTAATATAACCTACACCGTCGGTGTCCAAAATCTCAGCAGGCGTTCCTATATTTTCTCCTAAATCTTGGTAAACTAATATTTCTGCTGGAGTATCCTTGAACGGTTGTGTGTGCATAGCGGATGCTCCTTTTGCCCTTTTAATATAGTCTTTTTCATCCTTAAAATATTTGTGTTCTCCAATTAAAGATTCTTGTAAATAAAATTTTTGTATTATATTGTTTTTTACATAATCTTCAATTTGCTTACGATTGACCCTTTTTACCAATATATCTTTAAATTCATTTTCTTGCACTTCTTCAATTATTTTAATAACCTGATTATTTACATTTAAATCAATTACTAAGTCTCCGTTTGAATATGTTTTGTTTCCATACAGTTCAACAAATTTGTTATACTCTTTCTCAAGTGTCTTTCCCGTAAGTTTTGGCATTAATACATAATAACTTCTTTTACTGTCTGCTAAAGTACCTATACTTTGATAATAATATTTATCAGAATTGGCGTAAGAAAACAATTCTACAATAAGTTTTTCTGTGCTTGATAAACCGTCATATGATTTTTTCTTTCCTGTAGGTAATGAAAATAACCCACCATTTTGTAACAATTCTATATCTATTCCTGCGACTATCATTCTATAAACAAAATTAGCGTTAGTGTCATAATCTTGTTTGAATTTATCTGGATTTGCTTCGTACTGTTCTTTTAAATTTCTTAATGTTTTATGTAAAGAGCTTTCTTTGTTTAATATAGATACTCTATTATTGTTTACGTCTTGTATGCCTATAACATAATTTTGTAATCTTGAATTTTCTAATATTCCTCTGTATACATCTTTAAAGCCACCAATGTGCTGCACCCCAAAAATTTTATTGTAAAATTGATTTTTATTTTCATTTATTATATCATGAACATACATCAACCCTTTAGTCCTATAATTTATTTTTTGAGTTTTTATAGTTTCTAAATCTAAGTGTGTTAACTCGTCAATTCCAGCAAATACTTTACGCATTATTTGTATTGCTTCTTCTGGGCCAATATTATCTTTTAATATGTTTTCTATTTGTTTGTGATAATCTGGGTTGTTTCTTAAGCTGCCGTGTTTTTTCTTTGCACTTTCAGTAGCAGCGCTTATCCATCTTTTTTCTATTGAGCTTAACATTGCCTTGCCTGTAATTTTTCCTATTTTGTTCTGGTCAAAATTAAAAAACTTTTCTATAACTAAGCCTGAGTAGTTTAAAGCAAACCCCTCTAATATAAAATCTACTCTGTTTTTATATTCTTGGCTTTCTTCTAAAAATTTAATAAAGTCTTGTACTATCTCAACATCAGAATCTCTAAGTATTTCCGCATACTCTGCTGGAGAAGCTGCTCTGTTTGCAAATGATGTTTGTAGAAAAACTTTTCTTAGTGTGTTTAGCTTAACCAGATTATCTTTTGTGCTTCTGCTTTCTGAGTATGCATTTAATATATCCCTATATTTTTTACTTTCACTCCAGTTTTTATCATCGTAATTTATTCCTATATCTTCATCTTCTTCTATTACTGTGTCTTCTAATTCTAAAAATTTATCTAAAGTATCTGTAATTTTCTTTTGCTGAAGTCTTGCCTTTATATGATTTTGTATAAGTTTTTGTGTTTTTTCATCTACATCAGGCGCTCCTAGCTCTTCATACAGGTCTCTTGTTATGTTTATTAGTTTTACATTGTCATTGACTTTCTCATTTTTATATTTGTCAATAATTTTTTCTAACTGTGCCTGATACGATATTCTCTTAAATAATTTTCTTTTGTAGTTTATCTTTTTACCTTTTTTTGAATTTGTTACATTTGGAACTACAGATTTGTCTGCAAAGTTTGCTAACACATATTCAAAAGCGCTTTCAAGTGTCATGTCTTTTGTTTGGGGCACAGCAATGGTCAATAACTGTTTTGCTTCTTCTTCAGTTGGAGCACCCTTTTTAGTAGACTTCCACATTTTTTTAATTTCATTTTCAAACTGCTCAACATCTTTTTTATTAGGAAGTATAGAGTTAATTCCGTCTTTAGCATATCTTTCTAATGTAAATGCAAACGTTTCTTCTAATATACCCTCTTGTTGTGCTTCCTTAAGTTCTGTAGCTAATTTATTATCTACTATAAATTTATTAAAGTTGGTAAAAGCAATCAGCATGTCCTTTTCATTTTTAGCATCTTTAATTGCTTTTATTACAACGGCTAATTCTGAATCAGTACCTTTGTTGATTTTCTCTTCTAATATATAATATATTTCTCCTGATGTAAGATTTTGTTTTCCAAACTTAAACATTACATAATCAGGATAATTTTCCTTTATAGTATTGTAAAGCTCAGTTTTTACTAAAAGCTTATTAAGTGCCTTTATAAATGGTGTGTTTTTGTTTATTTGATAATAAGGATGCCCTAATTCATGTATTAGGCCTGTTTGTAGGGCTTCGTTGGTTGTTACTAGTACCACACTACTCATGACTAATGAAGTTTGCTTAAATCCAAAAGAATCTAAAAACTCATCTTCTACAACTACTATTTTTTTGTTTGGAAATTTTTTGTTTATGTGGTCTCTAAGAGCTACTTTGACGTAATTATATTTATCAAGCTTAAATTCTGCTTCACTAAATCCAGAATCTTCTCTATATTTTATTTTATCAAATAGTGTTGAAACTGCTGCTTTTGTTTTGGAAGCTGCGCTGTATAGAGTTTTGTATATTACTGAACCAACTGTTTTTAAAAGACTGTCTTTAGAGTCTTCTACTTTAATTTGGTCTTTTTTTTTTACGTCTTCTTTAGACTCAACCCCTTGCATTTTATTATAAAGTTCATTAAACTGCTGTTCAGTTAAAGTCCTTATAGGCAAGCCTCCTGCCGCATCTGTAGCTATTTCTGAAACTGTATAAAAAATACTACCATCTGTCATTTCTTCTACTACTATTCTGTATCCTTTACCTTCGTATTCAAAAGATTCAGTTCTGGTTTTTGCTAAATCAGTTTTTTTATCATATTTTTTATAATTTGGGTTGCTGTCTTTTCCTTCTATTCTTTCATTATAACCTGAATTTTCTGATTCAATATCATTTCTAATATCTTCAGGTATAGGGTTTTCTTTTTGTGTTGTTTCTGCTTGTTCTTGTGTTTCAGTTACATCTTGGAATTCTGCGTCTATAGTTTCTTCCATAGTGGCATCACTATTGTTGTCATATTTATTTTTGACGTACTGCCTTACATAATCATATAAAGCTTTTGTTTTTCCTTTAATGTCTGATGCTTTTACAGCAGCAACAGCGGCTGCTTGAGCCTCAGCTAGTGTCATTTTTGATTTGTCAACGGCAGTATTTACTACGCTTCCTACACTAGTCATAATTGACTTTAAATTTTCGCCTTGTTTTTTTGCAAATGCACTATCTTTAAATTTAGTTGCAGCTGCTTTTAATTCTTCTGATATTGTTTTTACTGTTTCTTTTGGTGCTTTAACTGCATCTACAACTTTAGTTGCAGCATCTTTTACTGCTCCTACTGCTCTTTGTATTATACCAGGTTTTTCTTCTTCTGCTTTTTCCACTTCTTCTTTTGAAAACTTTTCGTATTCTTCTTGTGATAAACCTGTAGAAGATTTTTTAGGCACACCCTCCTTAGTTAGCTTCTTTCTTTTTAATTTATATATATTGGCTATTCTTGATTCCGATGTAGCAATATTTTTTCTTATGGCATTCTCTGCTACTTCTCCAAACTCTTCTTCTATTTGCTCAAGTCTTTCTTGTAAACCTTGTGGGTCATTTTTAAATATTTCATTTGCATTTTTTATTGCTTCTTCCTTGCTTTCCTTTAAAACTTCAAGTTGTGTTTTTTGTTCTTCTACATAAAGCTGCTCTCTAAATATTTCAGCCTTTGCATTGTCCATTAAATTTTCTTCTACATTGTATCTATTGTAAATTTCTTCATATTTTTCAATAGCCTGAATATAAGCGTCATGTGTTTCTTGTGATATTCTGGTGTTTGATAATTGGTCTGCTAAGAAGGCTCTAGCGTAGTCTCCACTTCCATTATGGTCTATAATTGATTCTGCTAAAGCTTTTTCTGTATACTTCAATTCCCCAAGCTCGTTTTCTCCGCCTATTATATTATTTGCTTTCTTTTTCTTTTCTCCTAATTGATAGCTTCTTTCTGCTTGAGCATCTATAAAACCACCCTGAGCACCCATAACTGCACCTAAAGCAAAAGAACTTACTCTTGTTTCCATCATTTCTGGCGAAGCAAAAAATTCACTATATGACATAAAGTCATCGCCTTGATTTTCAGCTATAGCTTTTCTTTTAATCCATTCTTGATATACTTCTTGATATTGCTCAAAGCCACCTTCAACTGCCGCAAGCCCTGCTGTGTTAGCTAGTATAGGTGATATTTTAGCTAAAAAAGATTTTTTGTCTGCTCCGAATTTTGATAAGCCAGCAGTAATTCTACCTAAACCTCCAAAAGCAATTCCAAATTGCACTATGTCAAATGCCATCCATTTCATATTGTCTAAATAAACGTTTGCCGCTATACTCTCTGCTGCTTTATCTCCTAAGCCTTTTTCTTTTGCTTCTCTCATTGCTTCTCCTGCAACATATGCCCCTTCTGTTAAGTTACCAATCGTACCTCCCCCAATTAAAGTTGAAGTAAGTTTACCCGCTTTAGTTAATTGAACTCCTTTTGTGCCCGCATCAAAAGCTAGTTTTCCTAATATACCTGAACCTTTTGTTTTAAATTCATAGCCCTTAAGCCCTTTGCCCAACTTCCCATATTTTCCTGCTGCTCCTATCAAAAGTCTTCCTCCTAGTCTTGCTCCACCAAAATATGGAGCAACAAAAGATATAGCGTAAGGCAATAACCTTGCAACTTTAGTAGACCAAAATTCTTCATTTGCTAAATCTGCCCAAGTAACTTCGTCTAAAGATGCGTCTGCATATACTGCATTATTATTTTGTATTTTTTTTCCTGTTTCTCTTAACCAATTACCAATACTAGTTTCTACTTTTGCTTCCCATGGTGTAATTAAAGCTGCAAGAAAATCAAAAGAATTTCCCGTACCTTCAACTAAATCACCCCAACCCGCAACAAAACTTCTTGATGCGTCTGACCTAAAACCGCCTATTACTGCGTCAGGACTTGCAAATTGCTGGTCCTCTGCTGTGCCTCTTTGCAGCTCCCTTATTGGCTGTATGTCTCTTTGTTGGATTGCTTGACTTGCTTGCTGTCTAGCCTGTATATCTAGTCTATTATCTTGAGCAGCTCGTACATTTCTTAAATCTCTTAACTGACTTAAATTAAATTTTTTTGTTTGTGGTTTTGATAATCCTTGGTCATATTTTTCAATATCGTCTTCAGGCTCTCCTACATCTAATCCAGCAGCTTTACGTTCTTGGAAATCTAATACCTTCTTAGCATTGCTAATAGCCTTTGGGTTTCTAAACGCAAGGGTTGAAAATAAATCTATTTTATCCATTATCTATTTAAATATTTTGACCAAAGTTTTGCTCTTTGTTTAATTATATCAGCTCTATCAGGGTTACTTTCTTGTAACCACCTAAAGAAAGCATTTGTATCACCACTTTTTAACATTTCATAATATTCTTTAATTTCAGGATTTTCTGAAGATGCTATTAAACCAAAAGCTTCTATATCTTGTGTCAAATCATCAAATTGTGTTTCTGATTTTGGGTTTAAATTATCTAAAATTTCTGACAATACCAAAGGTAACATTTTTTGGTTTATACCGATAGACACCATGCTTGTATTTAAATTTTTTCCAAAAACATCGTATACTTGGTCAGCGCCGCCTTCCATGCCTCCAGCATATAGTGTTGCTAACTTTTCTTTAGTTTTTATTATAGATTTTTGTTTAACCGCTTCTTTTTCTCTTAATTGATTATTTCCTGCTAATTGATTTTTTACAGTTGAAAAAGCATCATTAACGTTTTTATCGCTAGCTAAAGTTGCTAGTAAACTTTCTGACATTTTTATCTCTTCATAATATACGTCGTCAAATATAATGTCACTTTCTTCATAGGCCGCGACTAATGTTGTAGTAAATTGAATGTTAGAATAATTTTTCTTTATTTCTTCCATTTTTGATTTGTTACCCTTAGTCAATAAAAAGGTTTCTTTTTCACCAGTATCTATATTTTCACCAAAAACTTTTTGCGCAATAAACATACCTTGATATTCTAAATCATAGGAATCACTTTCAACATCAAAAAAACCTACATCATTATCTTTTATTTCATCACCTCTAAAATTAAATAATCCTACGGCTTGTTTGTCATTTATTTCTATACTGCCATTCTTTTTTCTTTCAAGCTTTCCATTTTGCCCACCATTTTGATGACCAAGTATTATCAATTCAATGCTAGGTGCATTTGTCAAAACTCTGTTGGTTGCGTTGAGCTGTAAGCCATTCTTAACTGGGGGTGGTCTGTTATCGTCATAACCAAAAGCACTGTCCATAGCTATGTCTGAACCAGATGTGCCTCCTTCATATAAATCCACATAATTTTGACTTGCAGGGTCAGATATTACTGGAGCTCCTTGCAATAGGTTGACTAGCATGGTTCCTGGTGTTGTTTCTATTTCCATAGTACCAAACATTGGCATTCCTTCATCAAAATTTGTAGCACTTCTATACCAGTTTAATATGTACGCCTCTGGAGTGTTTTCAGGATTTAAACCAGTATCCCTTCTAAAATTATCCCATACCGCATGCTTGTTATTATTGTAAAAATCTCTAATATCAACTCTTTGATTTACAGGTAATCCGTCTAAAAATTCAGATTTTGACATTTCACTCATTGTTCCCCTGTATGTAATTCTATCTACTTCACCTCTTTCGTAAGCCTGCAAATTAGCTATATCACTTGGAAATAAGTATGCATGAGTTTCTCCATCTGCTTTTGCCTGAAACATTTTAGCCAAGTTATCTTGATTTTGACTTAGTCTTGTTACAATTTCGTTGTTATTTAATTTGTACTGATAATCAGCAACTAATCTATCCAAACCATTTGCTACAGCTCTTTCATATGAACCATACTTTTTAATCATGTCGTTTATTGGAGTCATCAACTCTTGTGCGTAGTTTTGAACTGCCTCTTTATCTTGAGGCCTAACCCCTTTGCCTCTAACTACAGATTGCGCTAATTTATTAGCCTCATCTATAACTTGTTGTTGATTTAATCTATAATTAGTTTCATTACGCATATCCTGCTCTTGTTGAGCAAGAATTCTTTCTGCTATAGCTAATTCTTGTTGTTTAGTTTGTTTTTTATCAGCACTGCCAAAAAACCCTCTTAATGATGTATAACCTCCAAAATCCATTTATTATTCTATATTTGATTCTAATCCAGGTGCAGTAAATCCTGTCATTTTATTATTTATATAATCTAAATATTTTCCGTATGGCCCCTGCATAGCCCTTCTGTCACTTATACCATCCATAACATATGAAAAAGCACTAGATGCAAATTCTCCTGCCGCCTTTTTATTTTGTAACTGCATTGATAGTTCTTCTTGTCTTTTTGCTAAACTTTTGTTTGCGTTGTACTCTTCTGCATATTTTAATAATCCTAAATGATTACCCTGATTTTCTCTTTTTACTCTTGCGTCTTCTGCTGCAAACTTAAGTAAAGCATTACTACGATTTGCATCTAAAACTCCTGAGCCTGCTAAAAACTTAGCTCTATCACCAGCTGTACCTCTAACCATATTATCCAAGCCTGTTCTGTAAGCCATATCAATGTCATCTCTTATAGCTCTTTCTTCCTCTGGTGTAAAACCTATTTTAGATAGTTGTTCTGAATTATACATATATTGTTTGAATGCAGCTGACAATTCAGGATAATCAGGTACATTAATTTTTTTCATAGAATCTTTATATCCTTTAGCTCCCATAACACCTGCAATAATAGAAGAAACACCACCTAAACTATCAATTAATCCACCTAAATCACCTAGTGCAGTTCTTTGCTTTGGTTTTGGCTGTTCTTTTGTATCAAGCTGTGCTTCTGGTTCTGTTTGTACAGTAGTAGGAACTTTTAAATCAGCATCGTACTTATTCCTTTCTTCAGCAGTTTCAAATATTCTACTTTTATCTTTTGATAAAAATCCATAGCCATTATCTTCTAAATACTTACTATATTCTTCATCGCTTAAATCATCAACGTTTATTTCAGCTTCTTTTTCTTCAATCTCTTCAACCACTTCAGCTGCCCTTTGTTGTTCCTCTTGCTGTTTTCTTTGGTTATATCTTTTTCTTGCGTCTCTTTGTAATAGTAGTTGCGTATAATTAGGGTCCTCTCTATCTACAATACCAAAGGGAGTAAGCCTTTGCCCTCCTCTTACTAAAAAATCACCATCATCACCAATAATATAAAACTCTCCATCTCCTTTTGCTCCTTGTGGTCTTTGTTTAAATTTTAACAAACTAGGATTGTCACCAATCTGTATTGGTCTAGCTAAGTCTACTTTGTCATAATTTTTATAAAAATCATCCCAGCTAGTAAATTTTTGAACTATACCCTTATTTTCTTCAACGCTTCTTTCTATATCGCTTCTGTCAACATCTTCTCCTTGTGGGACACCTCCTGATATTACTTCACCATCAGGCCCTATTATTGGTGGGCTGTATGTTACTTCTGGAGCTTCTTCTTTTTTTGGTTCAAACCAATCTTCATTTTTATAATCTTCTAATACAGCAATTCTTTCTTCTGCTTTTTTTTCTTTGTCTTGTGGTCTTTCCCAATTTATTGTAAACCATTTAGATGCTTCTTCTGGTGTACTAAATTGTATACCCATGTAGGTTTGAGTATCTTTTTCTGTTAATGCATAATCTATTTGACCTTTCCAATTAGTTTCCCAATCTTTATTTTTATACCTGTCATTTCCTTGTTTGTCTTTACCTGTAATCCAATCAAGCATTGCATCCCTACGCGATAGATTATGTTGAAATAATCCATAAGAAGCTCCATTGTCACCTATATTGTTTACAATAAAAGAACTTTCTGCCTGTATATTTACAATCATACCTAAGGCATGATTTCTTGTCAAACCTTTACTAATTAAATAATTATATATTTTTTCTTTAGAAACTGTCATGCTTTACCTTGTTTTTTCCAACTCTCTATATTCTTTTTTATAATCTTTGTCATTTCACTGTTGCTCATTCCAGGTTTAAATTGTTTACTTGCTTGGTGATAAATACCAGCTCCATTATCTGCTTTTAAACCTGTGTCTTTTCCCTCTTTGTCAAGTACGGCTCCAGTAGACATAATAGGCATCGGATTACTATCATGACTTGCATTACCTTTTGTTACTTTACCTTCAGCTAAAGTTTGTTTCATTAAGTTTGCTGGAGTTTCTTTATCTCCTTTTGCAATAGCTTTTTCTATTTTAGCTTGTCTTTTTGCTGGCATTATAACTTCATTGCCCGTAACTTCTGCTACTTTCATTCCTTTTTCAGCTGTTTTGTAAAAACTATCCTGCTCTTCTTGTTGTCTTTGTAAAAATCCTCCAGCATCTCCTGCATCTCCTCTTCCTTCTATTAATGCGCTTCTTTGAGATGCACCTGCTAAAAACTGCCCCTGGTTTATAACAGGATTAGGATTCATTGGAGCTCCTTGTAAAAATCCTTGATAATTAACAGCAAAAGGATTAGAAAAAAACGGAGTTGGCGCTGAAGTTATTTCATTTTCTTGAAATCCCATAGAACCCATACTTGGAGAGCCACTTGTTTGTGTAGAGCCGTAACCTGGTGCTGAACCTCCTGTTTGCCCTGTTCCCATACCCTGATAATTAAAATGATAACCTCCGTGTGCGTATGACGGAGTGTAAGCCATAGCTGAGGTTTGCTCCATACCATATGGATTGTCAAACATGCTTCTCATTTTTAAATATTCTTCTTCCTCGGCTTGTGCAGAAAAATCTTCTCTATTTTCAGCATACAATTCAGCTATTTCTCTTTGTCTTTGTTCTTTTGCAGCTTTTATAGCTGCCTTTTGCTTCTTTTTACCTGCTCTCCATCCAAAAAATGCTCCTGCCGCTATTCCTAAGGGTCCTGCCACACCTAATAATGAAGCTATTGTTGCTCCTGTTCCTGCTCCTTGTATTCCTGAGCCTAATTGCTCTGCCGCTGTATATGTTGTAGGGTCGTCATCACCAAATATTTCTTTTATACCATAACCCACTAATGCCGTTCCAATTCCTGGTCCTACTCCAGCAGCTGTCCCGCTTGTTATATTTCCATAGTATTTAGAAGCCGCAGCCCCTAAGGTAGTGGATGCTCCGCTACGCCCGAATGTACCTTCTGCAAAAGGTATTTGTTGTGAAGAAAAACTTGCATTTGGAAATCCTTTTCTTAATAAAGAAGAGGCATATGGTTCCCATTTACCGTAGTTTGCTGCAAGTGTCCCCAAAGCAGTCACAGTAGCTGTATCAGCTGCTGTTGTATCTGGCTCTTCAAATTGACCTCCTGCCTGAACTATTGCTTGGTCTAAAGAACTTTTTTTATCTAAGACATCGCCATAATTTTTATAAGCCTCAAATGAAGGGTCTACTCTTTTGTAAAAATCTTCATCTTTTTGAGTATAATCTGTATACCCTTGTTGTTCTAATTTTCTTAAATCTCTTATTGACATTAATTATAGGATTTTCTAAACTTTGCAAGTATTGCAAAGATATTAAATTTTTCTTTAGTCTTAGCTGTTATAGTATTTTCTAGGTATGTCCCTCTCATTCTTTGTTTAAAGTTACCTGGATTAGAACCAATAGGGTTACCTCTTAGATTATATCTTAATATACCTTCTCTATATTTTCCTCTACCTAAAGCAGTTACATCTGGAGTTAAAATTATCTGTCTTTGTTCTTCAACTAAATCTGTTTTAAAATCACTAAAATTTAATTGAGAACCCGTTTTAATAATTTGCATATTATCAAAAACTTTAGTATCCAAAGACGCATCATTTATTACGTGTGTTATTTTAGCATCTTGTATTAAAACATCATCATCAATAAGCGGCTCTACAGCTATTACTTTTGCCGCTATAGGTGTACCAAATGTAGGTATCTCATCGTAGAAAAAATGGGTTTTGCCATTTCCTAAATCATCTAAAGGATGTTTTCCCCATTCCCATAATTCTAAAGACCCAAATGCATAACCTCTTGGATTTTGATTCAATATACCTGTTGGATAAGAGCTTCTTCTTCTAGGTGTATATAATTTATTCATGTGTAAAATCCATTGCTGAGGTGCTACAGACCATTTTGTTGTAAATGCTTCAATATTCTCATTATAAATCAAATTAAAATACCCAGATGGATAACCATCTGCATCAATTTTTCTTGTTCTTGGTCCTCCGCTTGAATTTTGTGTGCTTTCTGCTTTAAATGTAAAAATTACATCTCTTTTTAAGGGGTCGTAGCCTGTTGATATTCCTTCAAAGGCTAAAGGTAAATCAGACTTATGTAATCGTTCTCTTCCAACTAGTTCGCCTAAAACTGTATTGTTAAAGTTTTGATTATCTAACAAATATTTATCTATTTGATTTTTAATCCCTTTACTGTCTGATAAAATGTTAATTGCGTTGTTTTTAAAATTTATAATTTTTCTACTTGAAACATCAACAAAATAAATTGAATCTTCCGTAGTTAATAAACTGCTTTGATGTCTAGTCCCGTACTGTGTTGAAATATATGTATGTGATTCTATTGTTTCACCTGTACCAGTAAATAAAGATGTGCCTTGTGCTTCATCAGCTATAAAAGTTCTAGGATTTACTAATAGTTTTCCAAATCCTTTATCTTGTGTAAAATATATTTCGTTTTGAAAATTAAATAAATTATTTATTTGACCTTGAGCAGCTTCTACATCATGAAAATTAAATATTGGAAATGTTCTAAAAGCGTCAGCTGTTTCTCCTGACAATTTAGTTTCGGAATAAGCTATCTCAAATGGTAGCTCAATAAATTTACACCCTTCATCTGTAATTGTTAAATATCTTTGTAAATTATTTTCTTGTGAATAAACATCATTGTATATCCAATCATTAGTAAATGGAGCTGTAGTTAAATCAAAACCTTCTTCTGTATCTCCAGCGGCTAGATGTAAGCCTGAACGCATGTCTGTGTTTACATAAGATTCCACTGGAAATACATTCCAAGTTGAATATGATTTATCGCTAAAAGGAGATAATGTTTTTTGATGTGAGTATAAATTTACAAAAGTATCTCCACCAGCCACTCTAGAAAGATGGTGCTCTGTGTCAATATCTTTATTTACTCTATGAAAGTTTCCTGCTGGAATATAAAGTGTATCATATATTGCATCCCTATTAGCTCCTCCGTATTGATTCTCATTTATACGTACAATACTACATAAATATTTGTATGGTATTTTTTGATAATGAGCATCTAAAGTACTTGCCTTGCTTTGTGAATTGTCAAACGTGTCTTCAGTTAGTGCAGTCTTAATATCTCTTAATATTAATGGAACTTGAGTTTCTACTATAATGCTTCTGGTTCCTGTCTGTATTGTTGAAACATTATCATACTCTGTTTCGTCTTTTGTTATATCTGCGCTTAAAATACCAAATAAATTATTTTTTCTAGTTCCGCTTCTTTTTGTAAATCCTAATCCATGATTTGACCAACCATTATATAGTGACGTAGCCCCTTGTTTAAAAAAAGAAGGCGATATAATTTCTCCCGCTGTAATTTCTTTTGAATTACTTATTGCAGTAGATTGAACTAAACTTCTAGTAAACCCTACTTCGGATTGCGATGTCAAAGGGTAATAGGTTTTACCACTGTCTGTCACACCATCACTAGTGTAAGCTTTGTCTGCATATGCTCTAACAGTTAATGATTGATGCTGTAATGCTTTAACATAGCAATTAAAATACGTGTCATATACAGAAAATTTGTTTATTATAATTCCTGAATTTTTGTCTGCATCAGTTTCTTTTATAGCTGAAAACTCTACGCTATCATCCCTATTTGTTGTTGTTCCTGAACGAAGATGGTTTTCTGTAGTTAAGTTATTAGTATTATGTAGTTTTAAAATAGCATCTACTCTAAGTCTATCCCCATCTCTAAATTGATAAGGTCTAATTCCAAAAGCACTGTCTGGACAATCTAAAGTTCCTACGTGGTTATAGAATTGGTATGATGGGCCAAAAGAAACTCCTGATTTCCAAGAAAATTCATGACTACCACCATAATGACATTTACCAAAGCTTGATATTTTTGAACCTCCAATAAAATCATCTTCCACAGCAGTGTCTCTAACATCACCTTCTTTGTAATAATTTGTCAAATTACTTGTATCGTCAAAATCGTCAGCTTTTTCTGTAGTTGTGTCTAATCCAAAGTAACCATTTAATAAATCATCATATGCAACACTTACAGACTCAACTGGAGTATTAATATGTTCTTGTATATGGTCTAATTCTAAAGTTTCATTTAAATTTGCTCTAGTGTCATACCCATCTGCTCTGTCAGTTGTAGCTCCTGTAGGCTGTATACCGTACCTGTTAGAAAAATTGTATAAGCCTTGCTGAATTATACTTCTATCTTCTTCATTTCTTTCTGCTCTTACCACTCTAAACCCTGATATTTTATTACGTACATCATTTGGTATCCTAAATTCAAAATTTACATGCAAGTCAAACAAATGATGTTGTGCTCTATCTCCTGGAGGCCTAAATCCTGCTCTTTGTCCAGTTAAAACAGATGAAGTACTACCATCATATCGTTGTGGGTCGTAATGCCTTTTGATATGTGGTACAGTTTCTCCCGAACTAATTGATAATCTGTAATCTTCTGTATGACTATTTTCAATGAAACTTGCATCTCCAGCAGCTGAACCTAATTGATGATTAGATAAATCTAATTCATAGTGGGCATCATAATGCATAGGCATTTGTAAGTCGGAAATCCATAAAACATTACCAGGATTCCCGTTTAAATCATAAATAAGAACTCCAAACCTGTAAGTTTCGCCTCTTTGATAACCCCTAAAAGAGCCAGCTATTTGTGGGTCCTTTGAACCACTAAAAGACAAGGTGCTCCTATAAACTGTGCTTCCATTTACTACATTTGAAAATGTTGATGGGTCATTATCTCCAGCTATATTGTCTGTTTCTAAATCATCAGCCGATTCGTTTGCGTCAATATAGTTTGTTGTTGTCATTACACCACCATTATTGTATCTAGTGTCTGCCATTTTTCTTTTTAATGCAAAAGTTACTCTGCATCCTCCTAATAAGTTATTTGCAAAATCATAACTTTCTCCGCCTAGTACATTTCTTCTTACCCCACCAGCTAAAGGCTGCTGCCCTAAATATCTGTGTGCTCCAGCACTATAATCGTACGTACCTAAATCATCATAACTACCAAAACCATCTGTCCTGTCCTTACTAATGTCAATACCTACCGCTCCCGTATCATAATCAACTCCACCCAATCCTAAAGCAGTGCTAAATCCTTGCAAGTCACCACTTCCGTCTATATAGTAGTTTTTAATATCTTCTCCAAAATCACAAGTAATTCTAGCTTTATTTCCAGCTTGATTAAACCTTAATAAAACCACATTCCATTCTTTTTCAGTAATATAATTTTGATTTTGTCTTAAATTTGCAGCAAAAAGAATATTGTCTTTTATAGCTATATCTTTACAGACATCCCAAGTGTTACTTCTAATCAAAACATCTTCCAGTCCATTTTCAATAATATTTTCAAAATTAGTATGCTTGAATGTTATCGTGCTTGATGAGATAGCTCTTCTTGAAACTTTAGCAACTACTGGTGGTATATCTAAAGACTCCCATAATAAAGCATATAATTCAATGTTATCATAGTCTTGGTCTATATCATATATTCTTATTGAAAATCCATCTCCCGATAACTGTCCTTTTGGTCCACCAAAATATGATTTATAGCTTGCGCTACTTTGATTACTAATATGCATTAAATTACTTAATGGACTCATTCCTGTTTCAGCGCCATTATCATTTACATATTTATATCCATATTGGTAAACACCTACAGGCAATCTTCCAGACAAAATAGCATTCATCACTGGCTGATTCATATCTGCTTTTGGCGTAATGTTCAACTCATCTGGCTTAAGTCCGTATAAAGATTTGTTAATTAAGTTTAAAGTTCTTAGTGGATTAACATTATCTGTAAAATATATTCTATTCAAACATTCGTTTTCTATAATACCTTCAACTTGTACAGAAACTTCAGGGGTCATGTTTAAATTTGGATGTGTATTAATTACTGTTGCACCATTATAATCACTTTCTTCCCATGCTACCTTTAAATCAGTTATTTTTTCAACTTCACCATCTTGGTTAAACTCAAGCGTTAAAAATATAGTTTTAAAATCAAACACATCTGTAGACTCGTCAGTTAAGCCTACTATTATTAAAAGTAATGTATTGTTGTATGAATAATGACCTACTATATTTGCATAATAGCCAGGTGCTTTACCAAATATTGCATTTTGAAACGGAAAATTTATAACACCCCCTTGCCAGTAAGTATTAAAAGCTTCTGTGTTTTCAATAGTCATTGCTGTATTGACTATATCTAATGTAAGTATATTACCGTTTACATTTTCTACAGTAAAAGTAGAGCCATCAGTGTTAATTAGCTGTATGTTTTGTGCGTCTCGGTATGTACCTGGCTCTTGGTATCTAGGGTCATTATCCGATACCATACCCTTAGTAAAAGTAGTGGGATTGCTTTTCTGTGCCATTAGTAACTATTTAATCCGTCATAAAATGGTGCATTGTGTGATGTTATAGGTATTTTTGAATTCCAAAGCTTTCCTATTTTAAGTAATTCAGCAGAATTTGGCATATTGTCATTTCCTCTTGATTGAGAACATAGCCAATACCATCTTCTTTCCAAATCTTTTACTATATATTGAGGTACTTTAGCTGCATAATAATCTATCATTTTATATTTCCACATTATATATGTAGCAACAGCCTCTTCATGTCCTTGCTTTACCATTGGCCACCCTTCTGGAGACATTGGTATGGCTAGGTAAGTTATTACTATATCATCCGTGTATGATGTGCTTGAAAAATTTAATCTATTTCCATTTACATAATACCTGTCAAGTGTATTGGCTACTTTACTTTTATATTTAGAACTTGTTGGAGTTATTATATTATCACCTACTCTTACTGATAACATTTTTACCATATTATCTGGTAATCTTAATTGATTTGCATGATAACGCTCTTTTCCTCCTGATAAATTGTGTGCACTTAGTTTCCCTTCTCCGCTACTTTCCAATGTTACTTGGTTTCCAACATCTCCATGCACATTATAAGTTAGAGTCAGTATCGCGTTGTTTGCATCTCCAGTTGTTGCAAAGTCACTTGTAGCTGTAATATTGGATATTGTATTATCAAAATTAGATTCGTTTATAACATCTAATAAATTTAATATCGTAAATTTTGCATGTGATTTTATTGATTGTTCTGTATCTGATGCATTACCAATAATTTTATTAGCATCTCTAAAAAATATTTTAGTTCCGTTTATTGAAATCCAAGAATTGTGAGTTGGATTTGCCGTCCATGTTATAGTAGCAGTAGCAGCAGCAGTTGTATCAGAATAGGTTATTTCTTTTTCAAGAAAAGTTTGATTACTTCCTATGTATTGCTCAGCTTCAAAAGCCCATTCAGCCCATGAATCTATATTTTCAATCCAATTATTTAACCCTAGATTACGAGCTACATTATTAAAAACTCTATTTACTGATATATGCATAACTAATATTTTAAGCTGTTGTAGCTACTACAACTTCAACTTGCACATTAGCCGAAGCGGCCTTAAGAAATATCTCATCTATGTCGCTCCATCCGCTAAATGCGCTTCCATTTGTGAAAGCTTCTACCTGCGTGTCTGTAAGTAATAAGCTAGAATCGGCATCAACTAATATTGCGGCAGTATCTGCGCCAGTGTCTTCTAATATAACAGCAACACCATTTGTGTCATCAAGATTTGTAATTCTAATGTACTCTACTGCGCTTCTTAGGAATGTTCCAGGAGCCGAAGCTGCTGTTCCTCCAAAGTCTATTACTTTTACTTGATTTGTGTTTGGTAAATTTAGAACTCTAGTATTTAGTTGGTCTATATTTGCAAAAGTTTTTGTTACTGTTTGACTGTGCGTTCTATTATCAGCACTTGTACTGTGTGTCATTGTTAATGACTCAGTTATCGTTACTGTTAATGTACCGCCTGTAATTCTTGTTGCCATATTTTAATTTTTATACGTCTGTTAAACTGCCATACTCACTCAATGTTTTTAAGTGCTCATATGTTTGTCTTACAATATTTAAATTAGCTGAATTAGCTACAGATGGCGTAAATGTACCTGATATTGTATAAACCGCCGAATCTGGATTAGCCGCATAAGCATCCGCATCTTTGTAAACCCTAGCTGAATAGTCAGCATGATTTGCTTTACTCCATGTTACTGTACCATCTTCAGCTTCTGTAGAAGTGTCTACAGCTCTGTGATGTACTTGCATAACTTTTAAATACGAACTTGATATTGTTAAACCTTTGTAGGTTAGTTCCCCTGATAATGCCATAATTTATTTTTTTAATTTATTAATTTTATTTTTAAATCTTGCTAGAGGCATAATTTTACATCTTGCAAAATCTTTAGGTCTCTTCCATATTAATTTATAAAAGAAATCGTCAAGAATAGGCACTTTGTATTTAACCATTTTACCTAATTTATCTGATTCTTTAATATCAACTCTTATATGAAAGGGTCTTCTATGTTCTTTTTTGTCCAAATATAAATAACCTAGTTTTTCAGGCAAATGAACTAATTCAAACCTTTCTGTCAAGTCTCTTATTAATATTTCTAAGAACCTTTTTATAATAGAATAAAAGACAGTATATGTCATGACTTTTGTTCTATATTTTTTTCTCCTTCTGCTCCACTTAGTATTAATTCTAAGCTCTCTTCTTACATTATTATATATATCTCTTAGAGATATGTATTTATCTTTGTGCTCTCTGTTGAACTTGCGTTCTTGTTGTGTCGTATCCATCTGTTACCATATCTGGTTGAGTGCTCAATGCTATTTGCATTTCTTGCATAACTTCTCTTGTTAAATCTGCTACTAAATAATCTGGAAATGGATAAACTTCATCATCATTTGCCCAATCTTGAAATTTTGTAGGATTTGAAAGTAATAAATTAGCGTTTACTCCGTAAAAAACTGGTATTGCTGTATCATCTTGTTGATTAGATTGTCTGAATACAGATTGTAAATTTCTAATTACTAAAACTTGCTCTAAACCACCGCCTACAAAAGCAGAGTCATTTTCAATATATGAAGTTATACTTTTTTTACCAAATCTGCTATATCCATGTCTAACTGATATGGTTTTATCTGTTACTGGAACGTCAATATGATTAACATTGTGATTGTTATTTCCTTTTCTTCTGCTTAATTTTAAATTTTTTACTCCGTACCCGTCAATATTTAAAATTTGTGGCAAAACAAGGTTTAATATTCCCATTTCGTCCCTTTGACCCCCTCTTTCTTCTGGATAATAGTCATTACCATAAAATTCTGCTGTATTTATAGAAGGTGCAGCTAAGGATGAGGCTAAAGATGCTGTTCTCTTAGAATATGCAACTAAAGAATTATTATCCCAACCATTTTGACTGATAGACCAAGTATAAAAAGCACTATCAAAATTATATTGACGATAATTCTCTGCCACAAATGTAATTTTTTGTAAACATTCTTGAGGAACACCTTTACCTTCTGTCGCTAATTTTTTTAAAATTTTTGCTCTATGATAATGAATCCAAAATTTAATTTGTCTGATACCTACGTTTTCTTCTTCATTAGTATCGCCATTGTAAGCTAAATTTTTAATGTTGTATGCAATTTCGTTTAATGTAGCCATAGGTATTGTAAAATTATTACAAATTTAGTGTTTTTTTCTCTAATAACAAAGATAGGCCTCTGCGTAAATATACACATTAGCCTATCAATGCAGCAGGGAGCTAAAATCTTTATTGATTTATACCTCGCTCAGTTTCATTTATTTGCATTTCATAGCTTGGGTTTTCAATGTTTGCTAACATTTTTCTTGCAGCAATATTTAATATTTCTACCTGATAGTTTTCTTGTATTTTACTATCATCAAAAACCTCTGTAACTGTTGGTCTAAATAAATAAACCATTCTGAAATACGTTGTAGGAGCTGGATTACACACAATTCCAAAATTACTTACTACAAATGAAGGATTTTCTGCATCGCTTTTGTTAAATGGGTCGCTTGTGCTTACATCTTCAATGTACTCTTTGTAACCTTTAAACTCTGCTTCATTATCTTCAAGCTTGATTGCTATTGGGTACATAAATTGACCATCTACTATTTCATATCTGTTTGGGTCCGTCCATGCAGCTATACTAGCATTATCTTCCACGACTATTTTATACAATCCTGTAAGAGCTGTTCTTGATTCTGAATTAAAGTCTATTTTATCGTAATACTTATTGATAAACTCTGTTATTGATAGATTTAAAAATATTTCTTTTTCACTATCAGTAAAATATGGCTGGTCTGCCTTGTCTAATAATAAGTCTAAGTAATCGTTTGCTTCTGCTACATTCATTTATTCCATGAGTTCTTTTATGCCCTGTGGAGTAGACGAATCTTTTTTTACTTCTATTTTTTCTTCTACCTCTACTGGTGTTGTTTCGCCTGTACGCATTTGATGTTTCAACATTGCATATAAATCTGCATTTTCTTTTAACCAGATAATAGCTTGGTCATCTGTAAGCCCTATATTATTAGAACCGTGTTTCCAAACACCGTTTATTTTCGTTAAAACTTCTTTTTGCAAAGCATTTTTTAAGAAAATCCTGTGTTCTTTATCCACGTCTTCTAATGTTGAGGTAAATTTAGCTGGATTGTCGCTAGCAAACTGTATTATTTTTGCTTTTAACATCATATCATCTAAATCAGGACTAAGCCCCATAAGAACTGACATATTTTTCAATTCATTAATATTCAACATTGATGCAGTTGTAATAGCTTTTGCAGACTCAATAGAATCTTCAGCAGCTTTTTCTTGTTCTGCTTTCATGTCTTGAATTACAAATTTACCACCTCCTTTAATTAATGGATGGTCTTTAAGAAAATCGTATACTCTTCTATCGTCTTCATCATTTATATCTAATGATTTAACTGCATGAAACATTTCATAACCACTAATTTCTTCTCCATTTGGGTCAATTAATATTCTATTTTTACCTCTTTCGTCTTTATAACTACCAAACTTTACGTAATTAAATTTTTCTAAATTCCTTGCTTTTATTAATACTATGTGTCTTTTCATTTTATTATTTTTTAAGTTCCCTGTTAAATTTTTATTCTTCTTTCTTTTTTATCTTTCACAACTTTGCCGTTTTCTATCCAAGTTTTATTCTGTGAATGTTTTTTCCACTTAAAACCAGATTGTCCACCAATATTAAAACGCACTTTATTTTTTTCTGCGCCTTCTTCTTGTTTTTTGTCCCATTCTTCTGGGTCTTTAGCAATACTTCTTAAATATTGTGCAAAATTCATATTACAAATATAAAGAATTTTGGGAGAGCATAAAGCCCTCCCTTAATTCAAATTTATTTACAGAATATTATCCTGCAAATGTGATAGAACCAATAGCGCTCTGAATTGCTGTACAATACCAGAAAGTACCATCAGCTACCCATTCCATTCTTTCGCCACCAATAGCAGCAGCTTCTACCGTTACTGTGTCTGCAAGTAAATTGCTGTCTCCGTCAGCACCAGCATCAGCAGTACTTAAAGCTACTATCGTATCAGCAGTAGGTGAGCTAATTACAATATCACCAGAACCACCAGGAGTAGACGCTACAATCATAGTTAGCGTACCACCAGCAGTTGGAGGAGGTAAAGTAATAGCTGAATCAGAACTTCCAGTTTGTGATAAGAAAATAATTTTTCCAAAGTCATCATCTTTCAATACAGTTGTTCCGTCTGTACCAGCAATAGACATTGTTGGTGGGACGTATTGTAATTGTGGTAGATGTTTAACTTCAGAACCAGCTACATTATCAACTTCTACAAAACCAGATATTGCTGTTCTCAATCTATTAAAATCAAATTTTATTGCCATTTTTATTTATTTTAAAGTTAGTAAATAGAAGGCCTGCATAAAGGCATATCTTCTACAGGCCTTCGTTAATTAATTATTAAGCACTCTTAGCTACAGCAGCGATTGCAGTAACTTGTGGATGAAAATAAGTACCTGCAACTTGGTCACCTATATGGTAAACTCCTGTTGCGGATGCAGCCAAACGGCACAGTTCTTTTATAACTGTAGCAGCATGACCACTATTAACTGTTAAGTCAAAAGTACCTATTGCTCCATCATCTCCAACGTAACTATATTCTACGTTTGTAGCTGAGGTTGCTCTTACAAACCTGATATGATTACCAGGCGTAGCGACAGCGTTTGTAGCGCTAATTCGCACATATAAACAATTTCTCATAATTATTATTTTTTAAGGGTTAATATTAAGCACTAATAGTAAAAGCAGTAACTGCATTTGACTGACTTAATGATGAACTACAATATACATTGTCTACATCATCAGCCACAGTAACAACACCTCTTCCATTAACCATAAGCTCTGCTATGGCTAATACAACAGTATGTTCGCTACCTGATGCCGTTAATAAATTTAAACTACCAGCAGCTCCGTCATCACCCTCGTAATAAACCTCTACATCAGTATCTGCCGCAGTCGCTACTAGAGTTATTTTACTAGCAGGAATACACATCATAGATGTTGTGCTATCACGAAAAAATAAAAATGCATTTCTTTTATTTGAACTCGGCATAATTTTTTTTTTTAAGGGTTAATAATTACGATGCACTCAATATACCACAAGACAATGGGTTTCTTACGATGATTCCAGATTCAGAAAGCAAGTGTGCTTCAAATTTGTCATCAGCGTTAGCCGCCATCATTGACTTTTGGTCATATGGGTTAATCATTCCAGCTACATATTTTTTTATGAAGCTTCTGTTTACGTTTCCAGCACCTTTAGTGATAAGCTCAATATTAGAAACACCAGATGTTCTTCCAAAATCTAGGAATACCATCTTTCCTGATTCTTTAAGTCTAGTATCTCCAAAAGCATTTGTACCACCAGAAGATGAATGTAAGTTAGGGTCATCAAATACTGGGCAATAAGCCATAGTTAATTTGTTACCTAATGCTGTATAAGATGTAAAGTTTGCGCCTAATTCAACGTCGCCACTTACACCTGACATTGAGCCGCCAGTAAAGCTTCCAGATGGAGCAATTAATAAATCTTTCATTGCTCTATGAAAAGCTAATCTACCTTCAGTTCCAGTCATTACAACATATTCGTTACCTTCTGCATTAGTTGCATTTAAAGATAATTTTGCTAAAAACTCAGTAATAATATCTTCTGTTAATCCACCCATTGAATAAGTAGCTTGATTAGAAGAATCAATTTGAGCTAATAGTCCATCACCCGTTACAACAGATGTAGCTTGAGTTCCTGATAAACCTAATGCAGATGTAGAATATGCACCTGGTCTTTGAACTGTAGTGTCAGTAACAGAAGTTCTACCATACCATCTTTGTAGTTCTTGCTGATACATGTACTCATCCATCATCATTTGCTCTTTAGTGAAGTACCATACTCTTTGTCCATTGTTTTCAATCCATGTTACATCTGTAATGTCTTTTCCTGTTACAGAAATTTTCTTACGCATTGTTGTTAGATGATTAACATGAGTAGATGGATATACATAGTTTTCACCAACGTCAGCTCCATTTGACCCGTTAGGGAATGCAGAACCAATAGAAGCAATAATAGCTTCGTCAGCTATATCTCCTAATTGTAAAGGGTTTGCAGTTCCGTCTATCATTTCAAATTTAACTACAGAGTCAGTAGCAGCAGTTAATGTACCACCATTAGCAGCAGCTCTTACTACATCAGCAACTGGGTCTTCCAATACAAGTGCAGTAGCACCAGATTGAAATCTAACCATGTCAAATTTATTTAAGAAACTTCCAGTTCTTCCTGAAGTTTGTCCATCAAATGATAAGAAAAACACATCACCATCAGCATCCATAGATGTTAATGTATTTCCTGATACAGCAGATGCACCTGAATTTCCAGTTGAACCTACAAATGTTACACCATCAGTTGAAATCCATCCATTTGAATAAGAAGGAGTATTGTACCTTCCCATTACTTTCCACTCAAAAGAGTTATCCCCTAATACTTTTTCTTGTGCAAATCTTCCTGTTCTTTCTAATAAGAAGGTAGCAGAGTATCTAGGATATTGCTGAATTAAAGTTCTTGCAATCTCTGGGTATTGCATAAGAGCATTATTCAGCGAGTTTTCTGGGGCCGTCCCACTTCCGAACGTACCCGTATATACTTTAGCCATTTTTTTTAATTTATTTAATTATACATTATTTAATCTAATTGAATAAATCTTTTTCAAAATCCTAGCATTGCTTTATTTTGTCATCAATTTTATTCTCTCATAAACGCGGCAGGGTCAAAAGCTTCGCTATCTTTTGTTTCAAAAGCTGGCTTTGATTTCCCTTTAAGACTAGGAGAGGTTATTTTATTTAAGATACTGGCTTTGCCATCTTCTAACCCCTGTGCGCGAAGTATCTTTGCAAATTTATCTTTGTATAGCAAAAACATAGCTACCTCAGACGCATTGGTATGAGATTTCCATATGTCTTGTTGCATATCACCCGATACAATATACTTGTATGCTTCTTGCTTGTCTTTATTATTTACTTTACCACCCATAAAGTTTTCCATTGTTTTGATGTACTGTTGAAGCTCTTTTCTGTTTTTGTCAGCTTGTTGCTTTTGAATCTTTTCTTGTTCCACAGCTTGTAATTGTTCTTGCTGTGCTTCTTGCTTTATAGCTGACTGTAACTGTCTTCTAATTCTATGTGCCTCCCTGATTAACAAACCTGAATCTTCCATTTTATCTAATGCTTCTTCAATTTTGTCTTCTGCCATTCCATCAGCTTTCATTTCTTCTGCTAATAGTTCTTTATCTGACAATTTTAAAAATTCTTTTAATTTTGATGTGTTGTCAGTTTGAGCTGGCTGTTCTGTTTCTTGCTTAGGTTGTAATTTTTCTTTAATTTCTTCTACTGAAGTATTTTCATCTAAGCCTAATGTTTTTGCAACTGACTTCCAATCTATATCCGCTGCTTCTTCTTTTTCTTCTGCTTTTGGTACAAGTTCATCATCCCAATCAACATCTTGTTCGTCAGCTTTTGCTTCTTCTTTTGTTTCAGTTTCTATAGAATCCCAACTAAATCCCTCTTCTTTTTCTTCTGATTGTTCAGCCATTTCTTCTTCTAAACCTTTAACATCTTCAGTTGTGTCTTCAACTGCGTCTTCGGTTTTTGCTTCTTTCTTTTCTTCAACTGGTTCTTCAGATGTAAAAGCTGATGGGTCAAAGCCTGTTTCTTGTGTTTCTTCTGTTGTAGATTGTACTTCCTCTACTAATTTTGATTTTTCTTCTGCCATTGTTTTTTATTTTAGTCCCTATTTTGCAAATATAATACTTTTTTTTATGAATTATCTAATACTGTCTGTGTTGCTTCTTGCATCTGTTCTTCAGTTGTTCCTACTGCGCCAGTAGTTCCTTCTTTATCTTTAGCTAACATATCTTTAAGAACTTCTTTATCCATTGCAACTCTTTCTTTTAAATCAGTAATGTCACGCTTATCGTCAGATGCTATTTCAGCTACTTGAACTCTAGCCTGTGCTCCTATCTCTGCAACTCTAATGCTTGTGTCATTATCCATCTTTTTGATTTCTGCATCAGCTTCTTTTTCTTGCATAGCAGCTTGTGCCTGAGCTTGTAACATTTCTTGTTCTTGCTGTTTTTGAACAGCTACTTGTTTTTTCATTTCATCCATTCCTCTTTCAAGTACGTGTTCAGCTTCAGTCATTGTATCAGCTTTCATTACTTTAATTACATCAAGTAAACTGATTTGTCCAGATTGTAATGCCGCTTGCGATAATTGTTGTACTGCTTGCTTCATAGCATCATCTTTTCCGCTGTCTCCAACAAATACTCCAAAATCCTGTAATGCAATTTCTGGCATAACATTTAAGAATTTATATGCACCATCACCCAATATAACAGCTCCTTTTTTGCCTCCTGCCCATGACATTTTCATTAAGTTACATAGTCTTTCATATATTCTTTTCTTACACTGTACATGAGAATAGAACCAGCTTTCTGTAATAGTTGCTGACTGAACAACACTTCTTTGTACATTCCCTACATATTCATATTGTCCTACAGCTCCTTCTCTTTGTGGGCTTACTCCTGAAATATTTCCAGCAGTTTGTTCTAACATTAATTTTAAATTAATAAGTTGTTGTACAGATTGTGATAATGTAAAGTCAATTTGCTGAAACTGATTAAAGTTAGCCATTTGGCCACCCTCTTCTTTAGAATTAATAGGTATAATACCATCAGTTTTTAAATGATACAGAACAGTCTGCATATCCATACCTAAATTTGTAGGTAGTTGAGATGTGTCGTATACCACTGCTTTACCTCCAGAACGCGCCATAGCAAGTTCAATATGATACATAACTATATTATATAGCATTTGCACATTCTTTAATAAATCTACCATAGATAAAGAACGTCCTGTTGTATTGTTTCTAACTACACCAATATAAGATAAGCCTGTACTTCCAGCATCATCTACTGACCTTACTTGATTTGGTCTACGCTGTGCTCTTACTAAAACTCTACCACCAATCTTAGTTGCCTCCCATACATCATCTACATACCTTGTTTCAACTGTTTCGTTTTTTCTAGGCTTATAATCATCAGCAACTAATTTTTTAAATGGTCTGCTTGGGTCATACTTATTTTCAGATATTTTAAATTTTAAAGCTCTAACTGATTTCCATTCACAAGATATAACTCTAATTCTGTTCTCTGAATCTTCATACATATTAATCCAGTCTATATTGGAATTATAATTAGCTAGCTGGTCATGACTATAAATACGTGACATTTCTGCAATTATATTAACGTCTTCTTCAGTCAGCTCATCTCTATACTCATCTATAATTTCATTTAGTGATAACCATCTTTCTTCTCCAATCCAAGATGCATCATCTAAATAATCAGAGTTTACACCAATATCATATACTATGGCTCTTGGGTCTATTCTTCTTACTTGCGGGTCTCTATCAAGTATATCAACTTTAAAAAATTCTTTACCTGTTACTAATAAATCTCTAAATCCTTCTTTAAATAAATCTTTATAATTATATCTATTTACTAAATATTCTAATCCGTCTTGAGCTGTTTCCTCTACCATTTCCTTATAGTTATATCTCAT